TATAAGGTCAATGGCCTTCAGCTCCCGGCAAAGCATCCGGTAAAGTTCTTTTCTCATTTTCTTATGATATTATATTCAATGGTAAAATACTCTGTTAGGTTCTCTTCTACAATCTCACGGACGGCTTTTTCCACTTCAGGCGATGTGCCGAGGAAACGGCGTCGGGGAATCCTGATGGTGCTTCCTGCTTTCTTTAAAGCCATGAACATCCAAAAATCGGCTTCTGTATCAAGCCGGACATTTCGTTTGTCTTTTCGAAGTTTGCCGTCTTTTCTTCTACCGAACGCTCCGGTTGCCTCATAATACTTATGCCAGAAGAAACGCTTCATCCGCTTGGTCACCACTATTTCACCGCCATCATTATGAATGGCCGCATAGGGCAGAGAGGTAAAGAAGGTAATGCTGTTTTCCGTTGTCCGACTTCCGATACTTTTCCGAAGCGCCCCGGTATCTGTTAGTATGGCTCTACCTTCATTCCGGATGGGGCTTTTCCGTCGCTGCCATTTCTCACTGAAAAAAGCCTGCCGTTCAAAGTTCTTGTCAAACTCATCACTCATTTCCACCTGAATGTCTTTCAGTATCCGGGCCACTACTTTTTTTACGTTTTCATTCATTCCCAGTCAAAGTTAAATTTCAATTGTACCGTATCGTCCGGCAAATCATTTTTAGGGTCTGCGGACGCTTTAAGCATATTGTAGAATGTACGCTCACTAATAGCATACACAGGATATATGTACCGCCGCCATATTTCACGGTTCGGTACACCGTGACTGGCATAATGGTCATATATCCTGTTTACTTCTACTACACGCTTCTGATAACTGACTCCGTGCCGCTTTCCCATATAGGTTTAATCGTTCATAGACGGTTCTACTTTAGGTTTATAGGGACGGATGTCAAGCGTCATTTTTGCGCTTACCGTTACCCGGCCACTTCCTTCACACTGTCTGCAGACTTCCTCAACGGTTTCGCTTCGCTTCTTTCCAAAGATCCGAGAGGGATATTCTACAACTTTCTTTACTTTACCTGTACCGTAGCAAGCACGGCACAGGGCTACTTTCGGAGATTTCTCCACTTCTTGTATCATAGTTCTATTATTTATGATTCTGTCATTCCCAGAGGGATAGGTTTCCACATTCCGTTTTCGTTTTTGATTTCAGCACGGATAAACTGTTTGCTCACTTCCGGCTGGTAGGCTTCCTCAATGATACGCACACCTTCAATGAAACGGTCATCTCCGGTTTCCATGGCCACTTTGCGAAGCTGCACGATGCGTGAAGCCTTCAGCGTTCCCTTGGCATCACGGGCCAACAGACGAAGCACCATGCTCACCAGTGCCTTGGTCTTTTCATCTTTGGCCAGACCTTCGATGTATTCCTTCACAATGGCTATACCGTCTTCCACCGTGTCACGGTAACCGTCGGTCACATACACACCCAGCGTGATTCGTTTGTCGCCTTCACTGTTAGTAAAGGTATGGCTGCGCTGGTCATCCTTCACCTTGGTCTTGAAAAGGTCTGCCTTCATTTCCAGAATGGTTTTGAAGTTGTCCATCACAGTCTGCTTGCTTGCCTTGATCTGCTCACTGATGCCCAGCAGTACCGGAATGGAGTTTGCTATCTCCTCATCCACCATCTGTTTGTACATTTCGCGGTCATTCTTGGCTTTTTCCTCTGCCGCTTTCTTTGCTTTTTCTCTCTGGAAGGCTTCAAATTCCGCCTTTTCCTCTGCCGTCATTACCACGGTCGTTTGTTTCATTTCTTCCATGATTCTTGTTTTTTGGGGTTATTGGTTTTCATAATCCTGCATTTCAGGTTCGTCTTCCATCAGCATAGCCTCTCCGTTGGCGTATGCCCAGTCAGCCAATTCACTATAAAACTCGGCTGCATCTTGCTTCTCCATATCAGAGGCAAGCAGGTTGATTTCCTTTTTCAGATTCTCTAAAATCTTTGTGTTTCTATTTTCCATATCCTATCAGTTTGCCGGAGCATCAGGGTCAATCTGAATGAGTGACACCATGCTCATGGGGTTAATCGTTTGCTTTTCTTTCTTTGGCTTCAAGCCGCCTTTCCGTTGTATGGACCGAAGCTTTACCGCCAATTCATCCAGTTCGTCCACCGTAATCTGTCTGAACGCCTTGCCGACTATTCGGGGATTACTGCAGAAGTCATTGATTCGTGCCCAGTCGGATGTATCTATGCCCAGCTTCTGCATCAGGTTCAGACAGAGACTCCGTTTCCGCCGCAGCTCCTCACGCAGCTTCTGTCGCCATTCGTCTTGTCCGCTCAGCTTCTCCAGAGCCGTACAGCAGGCTTCATACTCCTTGGCTGTCATTTCCTTCAGACTGTCCGTCCGGTTCCACGTGTACTGCAGCACAATGCTTTTCTTGAATTCTTCCCGGTCTCCTGTACAGGGAAGCTTGTTGAACAATGTGTAGAACCGGGCGAAATTGGTTACTTCCTGTGCCATGTCATTTACCATTAAGAATCATTTCACATTCCGTTGATTTGGTACTGACACGATAAATTATCTTATCCGGCTTCACTGATTTACCTTTGTATTCAGCCTCAATTTGCTTAGCAAATATCTTTTTGAACTCATCACCCATTTTAGAAAGTATTTCTTTATTGTACTCCCCGCAAAAACCTATGCGTGAGGATTGGATTTCACGAATTGTTCCTCTATATACCGTAGCGGTCAACTTCATCACCACAACACCGGTTTCCATTTTTATTTTTCCCATATCGACTAATTTTATTCAAACAACACTTTAATGCCACACGAACTGGCCACGTCAAGTTCCAGTTTGGCTCCCTTGCTCAGTTCCCAGTCCTTCAGCATATAGATATAGTCACAAGCCAGCAACAGGGCAATGTCGGCCCGCATGTGGGCTCTCCAATGAGCTTCATCCGGCAATCCGTTCCTGAAAGGGTTTACAGGGTCATAGCCTTGTGCCTTCAGTTCCTCCTCGGCACGGCTGAAGGCTTCCTTGCGCTCATCCATGTCATAATGCGCGATAGCTCCGCTGATGTACACCTTCCCGGCACCGGTCGCCTCACCGCGCTGATAAGCCTTGTGCCGTTCCCACCGTTCCGGAACGACCACACTGTAGTTGCACGATTGGCAGCAGCAGCCTTCTTCTTTCACCGGGAACGGATTGTATCCGTAGCCCTCATACTCTTTGCCGCAG